TTGAGGATGCGCTTCATGCCTTGATGCACGCCGATGAGATCATCGGTCACAACATCATCAAGTTTGACATCCCGGCATTGCAGAAGGTGTACCCGTGGTTTGAGCCGAAAGGCAAAATCACAGACACCTTGGTTTGCTCCCGTTTGATCTGGGCGGACATTGCCGACCACGATCTCAAGCAGGTTCGTAAGGGGTACCCCGGCAAGCTCGTTGGTTCCCACTCCCTGAAGGCTTGGGGCTACCGCCTCGGCGTTCTCAAGGGGGAGTTCGGCGAAACCTCCGACTGGGCCACGTGGACCCCAGAAATGCAGACTTACTGCGAGCAGGACGTAACCGTCACTGCGGAGTTGTACGCCCGCATCGTCAAGAAAGAGCCGACCGAAAAGTCCCTCTGGATTGAACACGAGTTCGCCAAGATCATCGCCATGCAGGAGCGCCACGGCTTCGCCTTCAATGAGGACGAAGCGGTCAAGCTCTATAACCAGCTCGTCAAGCGGCGGCTGGAAATCTCTGGCGAGCTACAGGAAGCATTCCCCCCGGTCGAGAAGACCGAGGTGTTTATTCCCAAGGCGAACAACCGCCAACGCGGCTACGTGAAGGGCGAACCTTTCACGAAGAAGTGGATGGTCGAGTTCAACCCATCGTCCAGGCAGATGATCGCAGATCGTCTTCAAGCAATGGGATGGGAGCCTCAGGAGTTTACCCCCTCAGGTCAACCGAAGATCGATGAAACCATCCTTCAGGCCCTCCCATATCCCGAGGCTAAGGTTCTCGCTGAACACTTTCTCGTCGAGAAGCGCATAGGCCAGTTGGCCGAAGGCGATCAGGCTTGGCTCAAGCTCGTCAGAAAGGGACGCATTCATGGCTCGGTCAACACCAATGGTGCCGTCACTGGGCGCTGCACTCATAGTAACCCGAACGTGGCTCAGGTGCCGCGTGTGGGCAGTCCTTACGGGGCTGAATGCCGCGCTCTTTTCGCCACGACCGCACGTTGGGTTCTGGTTGGTGCGGACCTATCTGGCTTGGAGTTGCGGTGTCTCGCTCACTTCATGGCCCTCTTCGACGGGGGCGAATACGGACGTATCGTCCTCGAAGGTGACATCCATACCGTAAACCAGAATGCTGCCGGTCTACCGACCCGTAACGACGCCAAGACCTTCATCTACGCTTTCCTCTATGGGGCAGGCGATCAGAAGATCGGAAGCATCGTTGCCCCTGACGCCTCGCCTGAGGAACAGAAGCGTATCGGTAAGAAGCTCAAGCGACAGTTCCTAGCGAAGACCCCGGCATTGCGCCGCCTTCGTGAAGTTGTCGAGCTGAAGGTTCTCGGGTTCGTCCCGAAGGCCAAGCCGCTCCTCGTCAACCCGTCATACGAACACCTCTGGAGGCAGGATAGCGCCAAGCAGTGGTGGTTCAAGGCAGGTGCCGGTGGCGTGCTGATCGGCCTCGACGGTCGCAAGCTGCACATTCGCTCGGCTCATGCCGCGCTCAATACGCTCCTGCAATCTGCCGGTGCGCTCATCTCCAAGGTCTCGATGATCTTGGCGTATCAAGAACTATCCACTCGTGGTTACGTCTTCGGTCGTGACTACGCCTTCGTCGCTCATATCCACGATGAAATCCAAACCGAGTGCCGTCCTGAATTGGCGGATGAGGTGGGGCAGATCGTCGTTCAGGCAATGCGCGATGCGGGAACCTTCTTCGCCTTCGGCTGCCCGATTGATGGCGAGTTCAAGATCGGAAACAACTGGAAGGAAACCCACTAATGCACAAATGGGAACACATCGACGACACTACTACTCGGCTCAAAGTGCCGAATGGGTGGATTTACCGCATCTTTAGCCACCCCTACGGCGGCGAAAAAGAGATGGGTACCGTCTTCGTACCAGAGGGGAACTTCCATGATTGAGGTTCTAACCCGGGCCTTGGAGGAACCCTTCAAGACCAAATCCAACTTCGCCCGTGAACATGCCGATCTGGTGGCTATGGCTGCCAGTGACGGCTTCATCACGACCCGCGTTGCTTGCGGTCTCTACTCCCGCAAGTGGCTGATCACACCGACCGGCCTGTCCCATCTCTACGCGCTGACGGGACGAAATCATGACTGAGCGAATGGCGGTTGCCCTCTCGGCGCTGATCATCCTCGCCATCACCCTGAACGTAATCGACCTCTTTATCTAACAGGAGAAGCCCCTTGAAGCGTTGGGTTACCTTTGGCCGCACCGAAAGCGGCGATACAATCGTCCCTATCATCTGGGACACGAAGCCTCCTGAAGAGGCGGTAAACGAAGCCTATGAGGCTCTTTATCCCGATGAGTACGCCTATGTCGGCTTCGTCCACTGGACGGCGATGGAAGCGGAGGAGGCGGTTCTTGTTTGATATCCGCGAGCCGGTGCGCCCAGTGCCGGTTTTCCTCCCACCCACGATGTTCGACTTCGCGAAAGCGCAAGGCATCGACATGGCCGGTTACAGGAAGGTGCGGCCTATCCCGATCGCGAAGGAGCAACATGCGTATACTACTCATTGACGCTGACGTGGTGGCCTATGTGGCCGCTTCGTCCTGCGAGGTGGCGACACACTGGGGAGACGGTTACTGGACTTGGCACGTCGATGAAAACGAAGTGAAGGCCAAGGTCAAAGACCAGATCGACGACATGATGGCGTCACTGGATGGTGACGAATACAAGCTCTGCCTCACAGACAGTCTCGGCAACTTTCGAAAGTCTGTCCTTGCCACCTACAAGGGCAACCGTTCCAACATCAAGAAGCCCCTTGTCCTCATGAGGATCAAGGAGTGGATGATCGAAGAGCTGGACGCATACTTCCGTCCCGGCCTCGAAGGTGACGATTGCATGGGAATTCTCGCCACCATGAAGGGGGCAACCCTCAGCTCTCATGAACGGGTGATCGTGTCCATCGATAAGGACATGAAGACCGTCCCGGGATTGTTTTGCCGGAATGTATCCACTGGTGAAATCATCAACGTCAGCGAAGCTGAGGCCAACTACTGGCACCTTTACCAGACCCTCACGGGAGACGCGACGGACGGCTATGCCGGTTGCCCTGGCATCGGTCCCGTGGCCGCCGAGAAGCTTCTTGGTCCCGTCAGTGACGCTGCCAATCTCGACTTGCTCGGGACTTGGGGCCGCATCGTGGAAGCCTTCGAGAAGAAGGGCCTGACCGAAGCTGACGCCCTCACGCAAGCCCGCGTGGCCCGCATTCTCAGGGCCTCTGACTACGACTTCAAGAAAAAGGAACCGATCCTATGGAACCCAAAGCAGTAGCCCGAGTGGGTGATAAGGTCGTCATGACCGGCTCGTCCGTTTACGACAAAGACCTCACGATGGGGGCAACCTATATCGTCACAAAGGTTTGGCAGAGCGGTGACGTATTCATCACCGATGACGTTGGCGAGCGGAATGCACTTTTCGCGAATCAGTACGAAGTGGTGGTCGAGCCAAGCACAGCGCCCCCCGCTAATCCCGAGCCGAGTGGTAAGATCGTCTCTGATGGCTCTTCGACCGATTACTATCTCCTCCCTCCCGGCGCGACCGATCTCCTTGATCTGATCGAGCATAAGCGGATGGGCTTTGGTCTCGGTAACATCTTCAAGGCTTGCTATCGCCTTGGTGAGAAGGGCGGTACAGATGCTGCCTACGATCTCCGCAAGATCATCTTCTTCGCGACCCGTGAACTCGCCCGTGTCGAGAAGTCTTCGGTTTAACCAATTGTAATCACAGGTGGATCAAATGAAGTATCTCTCCAGCCTTCTGGCTCTCGCCCTCGTGGCAATCCTCTCCATCGCCCCGGCAATCGCTGAGGCAAAGTCCTTCGGCGGCTTCCGTGGTGGCAGCTCCTTCCGCTCCTCGTCGTTCTCGTCGCGCTCCTACAGCCGACCCTCGACCTCGTATTCGCGACCGTCATCGACCTACTTGCGACCGGCCCCGACCTATCGCCCTTCGACGACCTATAACTCCAGCACGACCGTCATCCAGCAGCAGCGTAGTGGCGGTGGTTTCTTCAGTGGAATGTTCGGCGGCCTTGCCGGTTACTGGATCGGTTCGCAGCTCTTCGGTGACGACAAACCGGCTGAGCCTGCACCTGCACCGACCCCGGTAGTTCCGATTGAAGCTGCCCCGAGCGCCCCGGCTGAAGTCACTCCGGCCCCGGCTGCCGAGGAGACCCCGAGGGCCGAATAAGTGACCCTGCAAGATCACACGAATGAGAACATCCCGAGCAACTTGAAGGTTTCCCGAAAGGGGAACCTCCTCGTGTTCGAGACCAGGACTGCGACGATCTCGATGGATTTAAGTCGAAGTAAGGAAATTGTTGCGGCTATCCACGCCGTATCATTTAGTCATGCCAACCGTCGAGATCATCGAACAGAGTAGGTCCGCGACGTGAACTGGTGGTCGCTGAGCGCTCCTTCAACACCTCTAGAACGGCATCGAACGACATAGGCTGGGAGACCTTCGCTCCGCTGACCTCCAGAACACGTAGCACTCGTCTGTTTTTTATTTTCCCGTCAATTTCTTGAAGTATCCACTGTACTTTCAGTGTGTCTAAAACGCGGACTTGAAGTTTCCTTCTTTTAACTAGGTCCCAGAAGTTTTCATCTTCTATCACAAAATAACAAGTGTGGTTGAATGAGTCCTTTCCCTTCCACTTCCGAGTTTCCTGATCATCTTGGTCCCAATTGGGTGACGTGACCGACACGTTATCAATAGCGCTGCCCCACGTTCCCTGATCGTAGTCAACATCGCGCTTGGTCGTCCTCCTAGCCCGTTCTGGAAACGAGTTTCTAGGAATTGGGAAATCATCTTTCGGTGTAAATCCGATAGCTCGAATCTGCCGATCGAAGATGCACGCATCATAAAAATCAGCCCGCGCATCGATGATCTCTGATATGTCGACTTCTTCATCGGCGATGTCAGCAAGATCATCTGGGTCCATTTCCAAAGTTGCACGCGTCATGGCAACCAGCATTTGCGCTCCGACCCTACAGACTTCATCGTCTGACCACCGCCGATAGGAAACGCCAACCTTGCTTGATTCTTCTTCGCTGAGGATATTTTCACGAAGCAGGCCACCCGCGTCCTTTGCCCAATCACTCGGCTTCTTACCGGTCAACCCCTCGACGAACGCGGCAGGGCTGTCACTGTCGAAAAATAGTATTGGTGCAGTCAAAAGACCTAGCACAACCACAATTCTTTGAAGGAATGAGCCTTCTTCGGGCGGCAATATAAGAAGCTCGTAATCAAGCCGTCCGCCGTAAAGAGACGAATTTAGGGAATCAACGATTCTCTTAGTGCTCGTTGCTGTCGCGACAAATGTATCAAGCTTAAGAAAATGCTGTGGGACATCGAAGTGGATGAACATATTCCGCGAAGCATAGGGGAACTCCCCCTGTGTAGTATCTTTCATCAGCTTATCCCCTGCGAACCCTAGGATAACTAATCCGATAGTTGCATTGAAGACAATATGACAATTCGCTGCCCCATCGCGAAAGGCATCGAAAATCAATTACCCCACCCTTAAGGATAACTCGATGGATCACAGCGATCTCCCGCCTATCCCGAAAGACCTCATGGAAGCCCTCGATAAAAGGTTCCCCGAGAAATCCCCCTCACTGAAAACCTCGATAGATGAGATTCGATTTGAGAGTGGGAAGAGGGCGGTCGTGAGGTTCCTCCTCGATCAATACAACCTTCAGAATGAGAAGGTGATCAAGACACAGGTTCTCA